AACTTTCACAAGTGTATGGCAGTATTTGAGGAAGAAGAACGCCGTGCAAACACTGAAGCCTATCACGGTGATGAAAGTCTTGGACGTCGCGCACTTAATCGTGTGCTGATGAAAAAGCAACTGATACAAATGCAATCCGAGCTTCGTGAGATCATGGTTTACAACAGCCCTCCTGAACTGGGTGCGCTCTATACTGAAGTTGAAGAAATGATGAAAATCATGGGCAAACAGCAATCAATTTTAATTGCTGAGGAAATGCGCCGCGAAGAATTACAAGCACGTAGAGCAAGAGAAACCAAGCGTCGTAGAATAGAGCATATCAAGTGCAATATTTGGAAGTACGGATTAACCATTCTTTTCAGCAGCTATATCACATGGTTAATCTGGGCAGTTGTACAAATAAGAATAGAAACCTACCCAGAGCTTGGTCGATGTCTGCTGCCCAAAGGACAATGGCCCTATGAGTATTACCAAAATTTAATATGGATTGATTGCGAGATACCAAATGCCCGATAACAACGATGGTTATGATGTTAAAAAACCAAAAAAGAAAAAATTAACAGTGCCGCAAGATTTCTTGGAGAGTGCAAAAAGTTATGATGATAAATTGGTTCTTGTAAAATATCTTACTGAAAAAGAAAAAGGTAGAGTGTTGTTGATCTTGAAAAAAATGCTTCAACCAGAACCACCTAAAAAGCCTAGGCCTTAGATCCTTTCAAGATCCAATAGGTTCTAGCTGCAGGAGTTCTTTGTCCATAAACATTTACATAGGCAGTGGTGATTGGTGTATCTTCCTGTGGCAAGAAATCATCAATAACCATGGGCAATTGAGTGTGCACTGTGACTGCTCTTGTGTGCTCATCAATTAAATGCCGCCATGCACGGTTGGAACTTGTGGCTTTGCGATCTTCCGACATCTTTAACAGTGCTTGGTTGGATGGCTTACAACGATCAATATTGGCAATCACAACAGCATCTTGAATTTTTATAGTTTTGTCCACAGCATGCCTAGCATAATCAGTGGCATAGTCTTCACTTAGTTCCATGCCTAGGTAACTGATATCCAACTGGTTATCAGCGATCATAGAACATTCGCTTATGATCACAGGCAAAGCCGCAGCCGTAATCCATTGAGATTTTTCCAGTTTGATCAAGGTACGCTCAGATAAGTTGTCTGCTGCATGATAAAACTGTTTAACATAATCTGGACCAGTGTGTATCATGGTGCTGGAAAAATCATACACAGTGATGGGCCAATTGGATCTTAACTCATTAAACAATCTTTCATGATTGCTTCGAGTATAATCAGCAAAAACTTTTGATCCTAGGTAAACAATGCCAATCATTATGATCTTTCTATGTATTCTAGCATAGGTTCTACAACATCTCTAACAAGTCCTTGTTCTATCACATCAAAATCATAGAATCTAGCATGATTGTGTCTCAGCCTATTCCAGGTTTCTTGATCACGTTGTCCCCAAGCAAAATTTTCAATATTGTTGCAAATAATTTTGAGTTTGGTTTCAAAATCTTGTTGTGTGTCGTAACTCTCATCAAAAATGTTATCAAATGTCACAAAGCCTTGATTTCGTAACATGTCTAACAAACCGGATGCACCCACTACCATGAAAGGATGATAAAATGCCACAGGTTTGTATATCTTTTCAGTTAGAAATTGAATGGCAGTGTCCATGGTGCGAGCGCTTTCACACACTAGACTAAAGTGTGTGTCATCATACCAATTGCTTAAAAACAACCTATGATCAAGACGTTTTTGCTTGATAGTTCCAGGCAAGGTTTGTCCTTGTTCCACACAGCTCCAGTAACAATCTTGCAAATAAGGTTGTACAGCATCAATCACTCGGCCTCGCCAGTCTCTATAATGTCCAATGGGCATTAAAAATTTATGTGCGAAGTTTGGGTTAGGACGGTATTTGTGATAGCGTCTTGCTTGAAACCAAAGACTTTCGTTGTACCAAAACCAATTGGGCACAAATCTAAAACGTGCATCGTGGCCATTTGCTAGATTACCATAAAACATGATCTGCTGTGGTTCAACTGTGTTGCCCAAAGCTCCCCACTTGCTGGTGCGACTTTCCCATAAAGCGTCAACGATTACTCTACGTCCGCGAAAAAGTTCACGTACTTTCTCATGCTTCCAATGATTGCATCCAACAACAAACACCTGGTGGTCGGGATACACAACTGAGCCACTCCACGGCTGAGTGTTAAAATGCTGACTAACTAGATTGGTGAACCAGGTGCTATGGAAAAGGCTTTCCTGTTGATATGGTGCATTGTATACGATTAGTGAAGGCTTGGCCATGATAGTTTATTTGAAAGCAACCACACGACTGTCACTGGCAGTTTTGCCATGCAGGTTAGGTTCGGTTTTGACTTCGGTGAAACCATGATGCAAGAACAAATAGCTTAGGCTCTGTGCACTATAGCCCCACTTGTGCCACATCACAGGATCAGGATAGCGTAGGTTGTCTCCAAAGATACCTGCTATGGTTCTTTTTTGTAGTTTACGATCAGAATCAAAGTTCAAACAGTCAGGATTGTTCACTACTGCTTGGCACATTTTCAAAAAGTCAGGCCATTCAACTGCTACAAATCCGTTGGGTTTTAAAACGCGATGCCATTCTTTTATCATGGCCTGTACACGATCTCTCATGATGTGTTCAATCACATGCACACTGAGGATTTCATCAACTGTGTTGTCTGCTAATGGCAATGGTTCTGTGATGTCATGAATAACCACTCCAGCAGTGCCACGCATGTAAGCTCCATCCACGTTGATGTATCCATCAAAAAGTCTGCTGCCGCAACCTAGATGTAATCGCACTTTATCTAGACATTCTGCTACTGCTTCAGCTAACATTCTTTGTTCCTAACATATCAATCATCAAGTATGGCAAGTATTTTTTAACTTGTCCGTCATCGCGCACATGCTTATATGCCCATTTGTTATCACGCCCAACTTCGCCCCGTTGTATCCACCGTATGTCATCGTTGAGTTCTGTACTATATGCAAAATTGCTCCATGTAAAATTTGGAAACAAATACTCAATTGCACTAAAAGTAAATCTATAATAGTCATCAGGATAGGCATGATAACGCCACACCCATGGTACACTGATATATAGGTTGCCGCCAGGTGTTACTAGTGCTGATATGCATCTGGCCATATCCCAGGGATTTGGCACATGCTCCATAACGCTGCAACACATCACCAAATCAAAATGTTTTTTAGGTAGCGGGTTATCGTCCTTGGTTATATCACAGGCAACATCAACATCAGGGCCTGCCACTAAATCAGTGCCAGTGTACTCGGCTCCAAGATTTTGAAAGTATCCTTTGTGCCTAAACTTGTTGTTGTTGGCTCCAACTTCTAAAACTTTTCCATTAAAGTTTGGCAATACCGTTTTTAAGTAGAGTAAATGATTAGGACTTCCCATTGAACACCTCCAACCAACGTTGTGCAATTACCTTTGGACTATAATTTTTTCTAGTGTAATCCTGTCCCAGTTGAATACGTTCCAACACCTCACTGGGATTATTTCTTGCCCATTGTATTCCTGTGATAAAATCTGTTTGCCAAGTGTAAGGATCAAACTCACGATAACTGTCTAGTGGACTAGTTATAACAAATTTACCTGACATCACTCCGTCAATCAACCGATTGGCACTTTTGGTTTCAGTACGATAGTGGTTGGTGTCAACTGGCATAAGAACAATGTCAGTGTTGGCCAGCAGTTCACCTTGTAGATCCCAATTCCATTCATGAAAGCGTAGTTTGTTGAAATTGATTCCTGAATAGGTGCCGCGATTTTGTCTCTCCAGTTGTTTGTGTTTGACTCTATCGGCCTTGGCAGTGATCATGGTAAATTCATAATCCTTGATTTCTCGTTCCAGTCTTTGCCAAACTTCTATCATGGGAAAAAACTTTAAACTTGACCCTCCCCCAAACCAAAGTAACCGGATGGTTTTACCTGGATCAAAAGCGGGCGTCAGCTCTGGACGTTCATAGGGATCTGGAATCACAACACTGTGTCTACCAGTGTTCACACGCACACTTTCAGCCATGGCATCACTGTTCACTGTGATAATGTCAGCAGCCTGACAGCATGGTACATATTCAGGTTTTTCGCTAAACTTGTTATCACACAAATCATAAACAGCGATAGCACCTTGACTTTTTGCTTGTAGGATGTGTTCAGGTTGACTGAGCTTGAGAAATATTGCAATAGTACCAGACTCCATGTCTAGTAGTCCACCACTGGCGGAGGCGTCGTGACCTAATTCACGTAGCGCAGCAGCCATGAGTTCTCCACGCAACCTATGACTGGCTCTTTTGGTTTTGTAACTGCCGCTAAAGAATCTGAATTTCACGGTTGCCATCCCATGATCCAGTCGTCTTTTACTTGATCCAATCTCACCATTCCATAACTTTGAAGAACATTTACTGCGGCAAATTGATTGCTGTTATAGGTTCCATGTGGTTTTTGCTCTACCACTATCACTGGACGACATCTTTTGATTGTTTGCTCTGCACCCTGTATGATTTGATACTCATAACCCTCGCAGTCAATTTTCATATAATCTATTACAGCAAGGTCTAGATTGTCTAATCTCTGTACTGGAGTTTCGCCTTGTCCAAAACTTGCAGGGTCAATGTGTGTATGCCCCATGTTGTCCAAGGTAATGATCATGTTGATTGAAGTTTCAGTGTCACCAAGTGCTATGGGCTCAATGGTTAGATTGGTCTTTTGCGCATTTCTCTCAAGACACGCTCTAAATTCCTGCACTGGTTCAAATGCAATCACATGATCAAATACGTCACATAAGTCGCGTGTCCATAGTCCAACATTAGCTCCAATGTCCAGTGCCACTCTACGATTAGTACAGTATCTAAAACTTCTATCTCGCACTTGCCATTGATAACGTGCAGGTCCACCCTTGGCAATACTTTTATTCAGCATTTTTGGAAAATGAGTTTCGCCATCGGGAAACCACCATCCTAGATATTCTTTCATCGAGGCCATTCCTGTCTTATAATTGCTTCAGCAGTGCCGTTGCTGAGCTCGTCATTGTGAAACTGTCCATATGCCAAGTGCCTGCACCACTGCTGCACAAGATCTTGATCTGGAAACCAAGGTGCGTCAATTGCGGCGAGATCTGTGTTGGCCACTGGCAAAGCAGCACTCACTGGTGCGCTTACAAACACAGGAACTCCGGCAAGCACTGCTTCAACGGCTGCGTTGCTGTTGAACGTAACCACAGCGTGAACATCACGCAAAGCGTCACTGAAATCATTGGTCAATCTGTTTTGTCTGTTGCGGTCTCGCTGACGTATTTCAATAGGACGATTGGTATTAGATTTAATTGTGCTCACAACTTCGTGCAACCATGCGTCCAGTGTGATTCCATAAACTTGGCAAGGCTTTTCGTCTGGTGCAGCAATCAAAATTTTACTGCCACCTTTGTGTCTTGGCAAGGGTGTGATTTTCAAACGTTCCCATCTATCTGCAGGTCTGTCAATGATTTCATTGTGTTGAAAATTGTCAGGCACCACTCTATGCCACACTTTCCAGCCATGCGGATTTAATGGATTTGGGCGGTTACCAAAGTAACCGGTGTCCATATAAAGAAACGGACGACGATCGTCCCAGCAACGTTTGATAATCTTGTGTTTGAGTATGCCGCGAAGCACAATTGGTTCTCGACTGGTATTGTAATCCCAGCTTTCCAGTGGCGTTGGAACCACACGCGAGCCGCGAGCAAACAGGTTGATATATTCATCAACACCACCTTTGCTGAGAAAAGTCCATTTTATTTGATCTGTTGCCAATAGCTCTCCGGGCGATTAATTTTCAAATCTTGCCGCAGACTATGACCTGCTAGTTTGCGATTGTCACCTTTTAGATGATCAAGATATCCTCCCCATGCGGAGTTGATTAAAGGATGACCTTCACCTGGGGTATTGGCCGGACTTCGTCGCAAGTCTCCAAGATTAGCCGACCAGTTCAACTGTCTAAGACCATCAATACGCGGACGCACTGCATCAAACACAAAACTATCATGCCATTCGCCCAGAGTAAAGATTCCGTTTTCAGCCTCATTGTACATGCGCTGAAACTCTTTGATAAATCTTGTGGTGCCTTTGGTACCCACATGCATGGCATACAGCCCGCATTCGGTAAACTTACCCGGACGTCCTAGAAAACACAGATCTTGATCCTCGGGACACATGGTGTTCAAAAACTCTTCAGTTACAGTGCTATGACACACCATGTCGGCGTCCATCCATAGAACCCATTCAGATTCAGCATGTTTCACTGCATGAAACACTGCGTACACCTTGTGTGCAAATCTCACTGCATCCCATTTGAATGATTTAGCATGATCCTTGCGACGACCTCTCACAGGATCACCTGATATATCACCTGTGGCCTTGGGCACATTGCCCCAGGTTTGTTTGAAGGTGACTAGATCAGGGCAGGTGTTTTCCAAATCAACAATTTCAAGATTTGGTGCACGTTGGGCAACTGAGCAACGTTCAGCGTACACACGCAAAGCCACTGAACTGGGCCAAGTGGCCAGCCAGGTATCAATCATTCTGCTTGCGTATAAGTTGTATCCAGCCTCGTGGAAAGTGGTAATTACTTGATATTTCACAGGGATATTTAGTGATCACATCTATTGCCTACTTTCAAAATTCATGTTCCTTAAACAGTCGCGAACCTTTACAGGCCTTTTTACAAGGAGCTCGTAAACATGGACTCAAGCCTGTGCCCGACAGTCTGGATGCTGATGCTGCTGTGATTTGGAGTGTGCTTTGGCATGGACGCATGCGAGCAAATCAGCAGATTTATCAACATTATAGAACTCTCAATCGACCAGTGATTGTGATTGATGTAGGAGCCCTGGTGCGTAATGTAACTTGGAAAATCGCAGTAAATCATGTGACAGCACAAGGACACTATGGACATCAAACAGATCTTGATCTGGATAGACCCAGTAAATTGGGAATCCAACTAAGAAACACACCAGCTGAGTCACCTGCGATTTTGATTTGTGCTCAACATGCTCATAGTCTGCAAATGCAAAATTTTGCACAAGCAGAAGACTGGATCAAATTAATCATTGCTCGGGCCAAAGAACACACTGACAGGCCTTTGATAGTTAGACCTCATCCTAGGAGCGCTCTGCGCAGAGACCTTTTGCCAGCAAACATCACAGTGCAAGATCCGCAAAAAATAAAAGATACATATGATAACTTTAATTTGACATTTGGTTATCATGCCATGGTAAATCACAATTCAGGCCCGGGTATTCAAGCTGCAATCAACGGTTGTAGGCCCATTGTTGACAGCAGCAGTCTAGCGTCTTCCGTGGCAATAGATTGGCAAAATATTGAACAGCCTTATGACATAGACAGACAATCATGGTTGATTGAAATCGCACACACAGAATACACAGTTGAGGAAATGGCACAAGGCACATGGTTTCCAAGAATAGCAAAGTTTTTAAATGACTGATAAACACGCCAAAAGAATACGTAGAGCAGTTGAGTATGAACAGAAACAGATTGATAGGCAGCGTGAACAAAAGGCTCTGCTCAAGGCTCAAAAGCGACTGAGTAAACTACACGCTCAGCAACAACACACGCCCGAACCGGTGGAACCTGTTCCGGTTCCTTGGTTAGGACCACTGCATGTGGCCTGTTTGATACACAGTAACGGTTATGATTGGCAGTATGTGGAACGTCTTTACAATTCTGTCCGACGTAACAGCACCTATGAAGTGGTGTTTCATGTGTTCACAGAAGCGCATAGAGCAGTTCCTCCAGACATGGTCAAGCATGAACTGATTGAGTGGGCAGATATCAATGGACCTAGAAAAAGTTGGTGGTACAAAATGCAAGTGTTCAATCCTGCAAATCACAGCGGCCCACTGCTTTACTTTGATCTAGACACTGTGATAGTTAGGAATTTTGACTGGATCCCAAAGTTAAGTCTGAGGTATTTCTGGGCCACTAGGGATTTTAGACAACTATGGCGTCCTACTCACAGGGGTATCAATAGCAGTGTTATGTGGTGGGATACACAACGATTTGCATGGATGTGGCAAGAATTTG